CAACTATGTTATTAATAAACAATCCGAAAGGTAACGCTATAAGGGGGTAAAGTGCATGGGCGGGTGTAGAGGGGGGTGTAGTATAGCACTGTCCGATGGGCTCGCTTCGCTCGCAGAGATAAGAATCCGTGTAAGTGGTTTACTTTATACACCGTCAGTCATGCCAAGGTTGTATGGCGACCGCAATAACTGGCTCCTTTTACCTGACTCAAACCGTAGCATTACCCCAAGCCTCCCCGGTTAACACCAATGTTACTGGCACACTTGATCTCTCGGCATATGTAAATGTCCCAACAGGACAAGCAATTGCTATTGAATCTGTAGACTTCATCTTCCAAGATGGTTCAGACTACAGTTCTTCGGTTGGTTTAATGCTGGCTGGAAATGGTGCGCTTACTGTTCAATTAACTGATTTGAACCCGGCTGGAATATTTGTACGTGCTGACAATCACAGCCTAGTTGCAAGTGGAGCCCTAAACATCGATACAGCAAACAACATCGGTACGCACACTTCTGACTTGTATCCTGATAACTTCGGACCTGCGGCTCATAGCGAGTCTTTCATGGTAGTCAATGATTCATTATACCTAACAGCAGGAAACCAAGTTTCTGCTGTCGCTGGATCCGTTGTATATGTTTCAGTACGTGTTCGATGTCGTGTAGTTAAGTTGTCTACCAAGGATTGGATGGCAATTGCAATACAATCTACTGCTGAGGCTTGATTGCCGTGGCTTGCGAGACGTGCAAGTTACTTCAGGAGTTGTTAGTTAGTGCTGGCGTCTCTACTGATATTGCTACACCGATTAGCCAATTGGTTGCCCCTCTTGAAAAGAAGGCGAAGCGGAAGGCTAGCGCTTACAGTATCAAGTACGGTAAGGCTTTCAAGCGAGTTGCAGGAAAATACAAACTCAAGTCCGGAGCATGGGCAAAGAACGGATTCAAACGAGCCCAAAAGGAAGCGCATAAAGTAGCAAAGAGGATGAGATAATATGGAAGGACGTAACGAATCAGTAACCGCAATGTTTCCACCTGTAGACTCTACTTATACTACATCTTGGGGCGACACTAACGGATACCGAACGTTAGGTGCTGATGCTCTATACTTTTCATCTACTATCGATATCTCTGGTTGGACAATGCGTGATTATACCTTTGGAACTGTACAGTCACAATATCAAGACCCGGGCGTTTACACTTCTACTGCTGTTTCAAGTAAGACCGAAGTTGTTGAAATAATCAGTGACGTACCAATAAGTATTGTGGCTCTAGGAATTATCAAAGATAACCTTGGATCTACCGTACCTGGTATGCTTGAATCTGCTCAAGACTTTACAACCATTATCTATGGGCATTATCGATTGTACGTGCCAAACAATTCTTTGGGCGCATTCCCCGGCTTCTTGCAATTAATCTCTTCAGGTTCTTTCGGATCTAAAGAACCAACTGCTTCTTCAGAACTATATTGTTACAGAATTCTAAAATGTACTGGGGCCCCCGGGGAATTACTCACGGCTCCGGCTTGTAGAGTTGGATTGTTTGGAGTCTTTTATCAAGAAGGAGAACTTCCGCACATGATGAGACTTAAGAGATCCTACGAACTTCAACAATTGTGAGATTGATTGAAATGGCATACGGTGTGAAAGAGAAAAAAGCATTTGCACGTGAAGCAATTAACGGTTGGAATCCAATTGAACCAACCAATTCACAGAATACTAAGGCTTGGTTTATGGTCGAAGTATCGAAGTTTCTAGCCAAGGAATTAATCGATAGAGATCCATTGAGCATTATGACTACCGATTGGGATTTCTCTTATACAAATGAAAACCCTAATCCGAATTATATTTCTGCTGATGACGCATTGGCTCGTTACAGAGATGCTCAGAGAAAAACATCCGCATCAAACAGAAAAGCGGCAGTTGCGGCACAAGATCCTAATGATGGTGATATGGAACGGATCAACAGTACAATAGAAACAAGTGAAGTCTATTTGACTATGTACCCATATGAGAATAGAAATTCACAGTGGCCTACGTGGAATGATTAATTCATTTCATATTTGATAGTATATTGGTGAGTCCAATCAGAAACACCATTCGCAGTTTGGGTTGTTTTCGTCTTGACCACAAATGCAGTACTCTTCATCTGCTTTTTCTTCCTGGTCGATCACTTCATCCAAAATAACTTTAGCATTTGTTCTGGCATTAACCAGGCGTTCTCTAATCTGTACCAAAGTAAGTCCTTCTATGTGTGCTAAGAGAAAAACATTCAGGGCATCCTTGAGGCCTTCGTGATATGCGTCTTGGTAAATTATTTCATCACTCATCTTAGATCCACCACTTCACAAATACATCGAGTTAATTTTGGTGGTCGGTTCAATGGATGACTTCCGCACGTGCATTTGAAATACATATACCAGAGTTTAGTTTGTCCATCCTCATCTGCCACTGCGTGAGTCTTCCATTTAGTTCGACACCAACTGCACGTGCAACCAATAAGTTCTGTTCGATGACTAGGCATTCGTGGCATTTTGGTTCCGCAATCGCAATCGAAGTCGCTCATGCTTCCATCTCCCAGCAAATAGCGCACTTAGGTGTGAGTTGAGGGTTGCATTTGCCATCGATCCTATTCTTTCGATGTGCTTCTGAACCCGTATGGTCTAGATCCTTCAAGAATCTAACCATTGCAGAGGTATCTATTGCCCTCTGAACCCATGCTGAGCGGTTCCCGTTGGTGTATTCATCCGCTAATCTGTCCAGACTTCGCTTCGCTTCTAGTGTCAATGACACGGTTATGATGGTTTTATCGTCCCTCATGGTCAATGGTACAACTATGTTATTAATAAACAATCCGAAAGGTAACGCTATAAGGGGGTAAAGTGCATGGGCGGGTGTAGAGGGGGGTGTAGTATAGCACTGTCCGATGGGCTCGCTTCGCTCGCAGAGATAAG